GCAAGTAAATACATTGGCGTATCAATCAACACGCTAAAAACGCTTGCCAATAATGAGCGGATAAAATCGTTCAAGACTACTGGCGGGCATAGACGTTTTATGCAAGAGGACTTGGACTGCTTCACTGGGAAAGTCACAGAGAAACAGGACAAAGTAACCGTTGTTTATGCCAGATGTTCTACTGCAAAACAGAAAGAAAATCTCGACCGCCAGAAAGAACGCCTAATGCGTCACGCTGAATCACAGGGTTATAAATACATTGTGATTGATGAGATTGCCAGCGGCATAAATGAGAAACGCAAGGGTCTGCACAAGCTGTTAAACATGGCATTCCAAGGCAAGATTGAACGTGTCCTGATTGAATACAAAGACCGCATAGCCAGATTTGGATATGAATATCTCTGGTCAATATTTCGCAATCTTGGGGTTAAGGTTGAGATCATGGAAAATAGGGAGAAAAAATATGAAGAAGAACTGGCAGAGGACATCATGAAAATATTGACTTGTTATTCTGCCAGATATTACGGGGCAAGAGGTGGAAGAAAGAAGAAAACTGCCCCTGTCGAATCTAATGCAATTTAAAAAGGAGGTCATAAAATTAGGGGCCAAAGCTGAGGACAACCGAACGCGGGTGACGAGCCGCGACCAATGTCTTGGTGTTCGGAAACAGGCAAGAGCAAAGCAGGTGTGAAAATCCTGCCGCCCGAGGGACTGAAAGGATGAAATGAAACGCAAGCCAAGGATAACAATTTCACTGAACCCGGCAGAGATGTCCGATCTCATGGAATCAGAGAAATACTTTTCCCCTCTTTTAAGATGCAAATTACATAAAGCAAAAAACAAACTTTTAAAAATGGCATACGAATATTCAGATAAACAAATTAGAAAGATGAGTGGGAAATGAAAACAGCTGGATGGGATATTAACAAAGGCAAGCCTATGACAAGGCCAACAAAGTTAGAGCGCATTAACCCGTTAATTACGGATTTATGCCTTGCCTTGGGTACTCATATTTTTTATAGGGCAGGAGCGTATTGGGCTTCTGATGGGGATATTCAACTAACTTACAAAATCGAGGATGGCCGTCCAATATCAGACATAAGAAATGCGGAAATTGCTGTGAAAATTCTTACTCAACTAAAACAGAGAGTTGATGAACAAAATGAGAAAACTTTGGAGCAACGACTTGATGACCTTAAAAAACTGATGGACGAAACAGAATACCGCAGTGGGTATTTTGTGAATTGTGGCGCGTCGGTAGAAGATCACGGGATTATTTACTGCGATTGGAGAGGAGCGAATATCAGCCTAAGTATAAAAGGCTTTCCTACTGTTCGCATACATGATTTTAAAGGAACAAAAGAAGAAGCGACCGCACAGGCTTTCAAAAAATTCCGTGAAACGTTGGTTACTGGAAAAACAACAGCATAAATGGACATCAACGACGCCTTGCGCCAAATCCAATACCTACAAGCCACCAAAAAGCTGACCAAATCCGAAACGATATTCCTAACCCGGATAAGAAAAGAATTGCTTAGAGGAATTGCGTTGAATGTTTTTGATTCTAAAAAGTTGAAGGAGTTGGGGAAGTGAACAGCACTTTGCTTATCAAAATTCTGCTGGTCGAGTACGTCGTAATCATGGGAGTTTGTATCGCTGAGAAGAACTGGCCCCGAGCTCTTTATTGGCTCGCGGCTTCTGGACTTCAAGTTTCGATTATTTGGGGGATGCGCTGATGCCATCAGAAATAAAGCTGTTCAATATGGACTGCATGGAAGCCATGAAGGAAATGCCGAATAAGGCGTTTGACTTGGCGATTGTTGATCCCCCTTATGGGGGGGGTGCAACGCTGGAACTGGTGGACGATTCGCAAGATATGAATATTCGCGGGGGGGGGCAGGATTGGACAACAAAGGATCGGTCGCGGTTTGGGGGCATCTTTGACAAATATAAGATCGAAAGAACAGGAGGCGGTTATGCTAAAAAATTTGGCTCAAAAATTAAACATTGGGATGTCGCGCCATCACAGGAATATTTCAACGAATTGGCAAGAGTATCAAAAAATCAAATTATCTGGGGAGGAAATTACTTTGACCTCCCGGCCACAAGATGCTTTCTGGTATGGCGAAAATTAACGATAAGCGAAAGTTTTACGATGGCTATGTGTGAGTACGCTTGGACAAGTTTTAATGATAACGCCAAATGGATCGAAATTGCCCCGCAAGGAAACCCGGGTAAAGCTCGTTTTCATCCAACGCAGAAGCCAGTAAAGCTGTATCAATGGGTTTTAAAGAACTATGCCAAGCAGGGAAACAAGATTTTAGACACTCATCTAGGCTCTGGCTCAATAGCCATCGCCTGTTGGGACATGGGATTTGACCTTACTGGATATGAAATTGACGCTGATTATTACGCCGCAGCTGTGAAACGCCTTGAAAACCACAAAAAGCAACTGACGTTTATTTAACCCGCTGACCGCCGCCTTTCGCTGACACCTCGCTGGGAAACTTCTGACACACGCCAAAAAATGCCCTGTTTGCTCTTTAAATTTGACCAGTATTGAATCCGGACCAGAGAAACGTGGAGTTTAGCCTTGTTTCAGCCAAGACCCGATTATGAGTGATTTTAGGCCAAACCTTTAATTATGCCACACCCAACAAATAAATGACACATTTAGACCTTTTCAGCTTCGAGAAATCCACCGAAAATAAAGAAACAGGAGAGGTTGTAATTCCAAAATGGGCTGTCGATAGGTGGAAAAGACAAGCTATGACACCTTATAATTATTTGCCGGAAACTGAAAAAGAATCAGACCGAAAAGAAGCTAGAAAAATAATGAAATTGTTTGACTGTTCGGGCGTTCGATCAGGATGATGAATTGGTTTGAAGGGTAGATAAAATGATTTTGCTCTTGATTACGCTATATCCCTTTATGTTTCGGGCAATCAAAAATAGATGATTTTAACTAGAAAGGAACGATATGAGCAGGGTGATTAAATTCAGAGCTTGGGATAAAAAAAATAAAATAATGTTGCCTCCGATTAAAAATCTTATTTGGTGCGAATCCCCGTCATTCCTTTAGAACGGAGTGTTTGAAATGAGCGAACTGATTTTCACCATTCGCAGTAAATTTATCCCGTCAAAAAAGAACAGCAAGCGGATTTTCGCGCGGGGAGGGAAGGCAATCGTGATTCCAAGCGAGTCGCATGAGTCCTGGCACAAGGACGCCGCTTTACAAATTAAATCCGCTAAGGTCAAGCCCAAAGAGCCAATCAAAAAGACTTTTTATATCCAGATGTTTTTCCATCCTTGCGATAACAGGGCTCGGGATTTGGATAACATGTGCGCCACAATTCTGGATTTTATGATTGATGTTGGAATACTTGAGTCCGATAGCTGGCAAGTTATTCCAGATTTGCATTTGCGGCACGTTGATGTGGACAAGCAGAACCCGCACGTTGACGTCAGAATAGTTTATTAACTCGACAGTAAAAAGGAGAGAAAAATGTTAATTCAACAAGGTGACGTACTCATTAAGCAAACTGACAAGATTAAAGGCAAGAAACTCGATCATTTGACTCTAGCCCAGGGCGAGCACACCGGACACCACCACACAATCACCGAGGGCGAAGCGGAATTGTACGAGCATGAAGGGACGTTATTTTTATGTGTCAGTAGTGAGCAGGCAACGCTTACTCATCAAGAGCATGGACCAGTAACAATACCGGCGGGAAATTATGAAATCGGGATTGTGCAGGAATACGATCATTTCGCTGAGGAGGCCAGAAATGTCCGGGACTAAAATCGAAAGTCTGACGAAGCAACAAGAGGAGCAACTATCCATCTACCGCGATAAGTGGCTTTCTATTGGTTTGTCAACAGATCCGGCAAATAGATTAAAGGCAGAGAAAGGAATCGAAAAGGCTTATGCGATAGTGGGGTTAAATAAACCTAAAGTAGTCTGGTGTCTGTCTCCGCTCTCATCAGGACTGACTCGATATTGTGTCATTGAAATATTAAAAGTCGGGAATTCCGTCAGGGATTACGTCAGGGATTCCGTCGGGGCTTCCGTCAGGGATTACGTCAGGGCTTCCGTCGGGGCTTCCGTCGGGGCTTCCGTCAGGGATTCCGTCTGGGATTCCGTCAGGGATTACGTCGGGGATTCCGTCGGGGATTACGTCAGGGCTTCCGTCGGGGCTTCCGTCTGGGATTCCGTCGGGGATTCCGTCAGGGATTACGTCATGGATTCCGTCGGGGATTACGTCAGGGCTTCCGTCGGGGCTTCCGTCTGGGCTTCCGTCGGGGCTTCCGTCAGGGCTTCCGTCTGGGATTCCGTCAGGGATTACGTCATGGATTCCGTCGGGTCTTCCGTCAAGGATTCCGTCAGGGCTTCCGTCATGGATTCCGTGTACGGGCAACATGAGGCTCATTGGCTCGGATTCTATGATTATTTTAACAATGTTTTAAGATTGGAAGTACAAACCGAAAAACTAGCGGGTTTGTGGATTGTAGCGCAAAATGCAGGATGGTTTATCCCGCATAAGAATATCTGCTGGATAAGCGAGCGACATAATGTCTGCAAATTAAGCAACGGTGTTATTCATTGTTCCGATGGCCCGGCGGTCGCGTATCCTGATGGATTTTCAATTTACGCGTTAAATGGCGTAAGAGTGCCAAAGGCCATCGTCGAAACTCCCGCTGAAAGCCTGGATGCAAAAATTATTCTCAAAGAAAAAAACGCCGAAATCCGCCGGGAAATTGTGCGGAAAATAGGGGTCGAAAAAGTATGCAAAGATTTGAACGCGAAACTTATAAACAAGCAAGGAGATTATGAATTGCTCGGTCTTGATATTGGGGACGGAAGAGTGCGCCCATACCTGAAGATGTTAAACCCAAGCATCGGGACTTATCACATTGAGGGGGTACATCCTGATTGCAACACCGTCGAGAAGGCTCTTAATTGGCGTAATAATACTACAGAAAAACCTGTCATTTTAACGTAAGGAATTAGTATGTCCAGACCGATCACCGATGAGGATGTTAAGAGGGCTATCGTTTGGGCGAATGAACGGAAAGAAAGTTTTGCTGTCAGATTGTTGGAAGCCATGCTCCCGCCCGAGGATAAAGACCATATTGCAGACACGTGCAAAATTGTTCCGTGTATTGACAGAACTCCAGAAAATAAACAAAGGCTTTTTGCTGTTTGGAGCGATGGAAACAACGGGATGTTTGATGTGATTGATGAGGTTAACAAAATTCTAGCCGAGAAGTACGGGGGTTGGAAATGACAGGGGAACAGTTCTGTTTTGTTTTCTTTGGCGGGATACTGGCGGGAATCCTATTAACTCTTTTGTTTTTGATTACAGCAGTTGATTAAGAATAGCAACCCCGCGACGAGGGAGAAAGGATAGGAAATGGAATTACGAGAGGCGATTGATAAAGTCCGTAATATTTTGGAGTATCAACAGAATATAAATTTGCTTGAAGATATTGATGTAAAGGCTTTTGAATTATTGATTCAAACCGCCGAGGCCGTCGAGAAGATGCGGGGGAATTTTTCAGAGGTGGAGCCGGCGAAGTTGGGAAGCGAGAATTCACACGAGTATCGGTTTTACGAGCTCGGAGAAAAACGTATGAGGGAGAAATGTGCCGCCGCTTACGTTGCAAATTTGCCGACGGTGGAGGAAATAAGAAATGTGTTGACCAGCATATACACCAAACAGGCAAAATATATGACGGATAGGTTAATGTTAGCGGATATGGCCAAAGAAATCCACGACCTTTTCGCCGGGAAAGCGAGTAAAACATGAAAATCCGATGCCAAATCCTAGGCGGCCACGTCTGGACGCATCACCTCATCGGTGCGCGGTGTCGCTTTTGCGGATTAACGAAGAAAGAATACTACAACTTACCGCCTTGCCAAAGGTGCAAATGGCAATCTTCCTGTTACGGGATAAACCATAACGAAAGGTTTTGTGATGAATGTCTTGAGCATGAGTACAAACATTATTCTGATCGCGGGTGTTAATGTCTTGCTGTACTGGCGAACGTTGTCTTTCGGCCTTGTCGTCGATGATATTCAGCGCCATCATCAGCGAGAGAAAGGACAGCTTGACGCAGGGAATTGGTTTAACCGTCTGGCGTTGAAATTGCGCGGCGGGGCTACGTTTAGGAATCTTAAAGCGGATCATGCTTTGACCGTTGGCATAAATGCCTTGATTGCTGTGTTAATTTATTTGGCCTTTGGCGCGTCCCCGGCCTCGTTGTTGGGTGCGTTGCTGTACTCAACAAACCCGGTCAATCATCAAACGTCTGTTTGGTTAAATGGCCGTCGGTATGCCGTAAACATTATTCTGGTTCTGCTGATGATTCTCTTTGCTCCCGTCGGAGTATTGGCATATTGCTTGACGCCATTCTTTCAGATAAACGCGCTTTTATCGCCGTTATGGTTTGTTCTTGATGGCCGCTGGCCGTGGTTGGTGTTGATTGTTCCAGCGGGGATACTCGTCGGATGGAAGTATTTAACCGGGACATTTAAGGCCCGTAAGGTATGCAATTTTGAGGGAATGGAAACGGGGAAGATAAAATTCGATAAGGCGATTATCTTCACAAAGACGATAGGATTCTACTTCTGGCACTCGTTACTTCCCAACAAGCTGACCATGCTTTATCCGACGCTGTACAGATTTGGTTTGACATATAAGACAAACCAAGCGGGGTATAAACTGGACCTTGATTTTTACAAGGGGCTGGTAACTTTGTATCTCTTGGGATTTTTGATTTCAATCCCTGGTACGGGGAAATTCTTTGCCATGTGGATTATTCTCAATCTGCAATGGGGAAATATTTACACGATCACGCACACCTTGGCCGACCGTTACCAATCTCTGCCCAATGTGTTTTTAATGATGGGGATTGCCTCGTTGATACTGACATTTCCTTTGACATGGGCGGCGTGTGTTTCGGCTTTGCTCGTAGGGATTTATTGGGCTAGGTTGCAGATAGCTTTTGGGCAGTACGTTGATTTGGGACAGTTTTATCTGTACCAGCTCCATCACTTTCCGGGCATGGTAACTCTGCGCTATACCATGGCCGGAGATGCTATCAACAGAGGCGATATGGGGGCGGCCATGGCCCATATCCGAGAGGGCATTAGATTTGAGCCAGAGGATCACAATTTGCACGTATTGGCCGCCCTAGTGTTTTTTAAAATGAAGAATCTGCCAGCGGCACATAATTACGTTACCAAAGCTAGGGCATATCCCTACGCCTACCGGGACCCAGCGGCTGAGAAGTTGTTGAGAGAGTTGGAGGATAAAATCAAGATTGGGGTGCGCTAATGAAATGCCCAAAACATTGTTGGCATAAAATAAAAGTACAGCATATATTTCAGGTTGATCTTGACCCGGGTGGGTTAAATTATTATTTTGGTGTCCGATTTATAGAAATCTGTCTTAAATGCAATAAAGTTAGAAATCCTAAGGAGGTGGTTAATGAAATGCCCGTATTGCAATAAAGAGGCCAAGGATAAGAAAATAACGTGCGGGAAAATCAGGTGCATGACTCTTAGGGCGCGGGCTAATTCCAGAGCGTGGAAAGTGAGAAATAAACACCTTTTCGCTAAAGTATAGAAAAAATAAATTTGCAAGTTTGATTTTTTCCGAAGAGCCGGACATTTACCGGACATTTCCTAGATATTTGCTTGACAATGTAATACTTTTAGGGTGTGGCTCATACGCACCCCTATCGAGAGAATATCTTCAAAAACCCGGAGGAATTTAGCGACCGGGTTGAAAGTTATTTTATAAAGTGCGAGGAAAATAATAAGCCACCGACTATCTCTGGCTTATCCGTATTCTGCAAGTGCCACCGCTCCACGCTCTATAACTACGCCGACCCTGCAAAATGCACAAACCCTGAGTTCGGCAAAATACTAGATTACGCCCGTCTGAGAATTCAAGAGTGGTGCGACACTGAACTTCTCAGCCGTGAACGGCCCAACAGCGTCACCGGCGTAATTTTCTATCTCAAAAATCACTACGATTATAAAGACTCGTCCAGCGTCGAACATTCAGGCGCAGTAAGTCATAACCTTTTTCTTTCTGAAATGATCAAGAAATCGAAAGAGGTTAAATGACTGAGCGCGAAGAAATGATTCAGGCGTTGCAAAAGGCTCGTCGTGATTTGATCGCTTTTCGCAAGATTGTTTTAACCGTCGGTATTGACGACGTTGAGGCCGCCCCGTTTCATCAAGACTGGTCTGATTTGCTTTTGCATGGAATTAGCCACGTCGCTATCGAGGGTTTCCGAGAGTCGGCCAAAGGTCAATACGTTTTAAGAGCGTTCCCACTTTACGCGCTGATGTTTCCCGCCCCCAAGCGCGATTACATAGTTCTCGTCAAGAATAACCAAACCCTTGCACAGTCGAAGCTCAAAGAGATTGAGACGGAATTTTTGAGCAATCCGATTCTCAAAGCGCGGGTGAAACTCATCCGTGAACAAAGCGCGTCTGTCTTTTCCGTCGATGTTATCAATGACGATGACCAAGTGGTCAATGTTCGCATTGAGGCTTACGGCAAAGGATCGTCGGTGCGCGGTCTTGCAAACGTTGATCGCCGTCCCAAGATCGTAATTATCGACGACCCGCAAGACAACGAGGACGCCGCGAGTCCGCTGGTCATGGATAAGGATTGGAGTTGGTTTATCTCGGACGTTATGTTTCTCGGGCAACACACGCGAATTTTTCTGATTGGCAATAACCTCGGCGAGGGTTGCATCGTCGAAAGAGCAATCGCTCAGGCCATGACTCTTGGATTCGAGACAAGACGAATCGGCATACTTACCGAAAGCGGATCAAGTAGCTGGCCTGCGAAATTTCCAGTTAACAAGATCAATGATGAGCGCGAGAGTTACACCAAAATCGGGCGGCTGGATGTCTGGTACAGAGAGCGTATGTGCTTGGCGGTTAGCGACGAGAGCCGGATATTCCACGAAGCGGATTATGTCTATTACACCCCGGCGTTGGCTGATCGTTTGGCGTCGGAGGCGCAGGAGGTATTTGCGACGCTGGACCCGGCCAGCAGTAAGGGCATTGAGGCGTGTTTTCGGGCCATTGTCGTTGTGGCTCGTATGCGTGACGGACATTGGTATGTGTTAGAGGTGCCATATGGACGATGGGATAGCGTCGAGCTATTGGATAAGATGTTTAACGTGGTGCTTAAGTACGGAGTCCGCAGGTTCGGCGTGGAGAAAGGACATTTTCAACAAGTATTGGAGCCTTTTATTTACAAAGAGATGACCCGGCGCAATGTGCGGTTTAATATTCAACCGCTGGAGCATGGCAAGATTGGGAGCAAGTTAGAGCGTATCAAGATGCTACAGCCCCGCTTTAAGACTCATTCCGTGTGGTTCCCGGATAATGCTTACTGGCTCGACGAGATGCGGACTGAGTTGGCTGGGGTTACGCGCGACGGGATTAAGTCGCTCTTTGTTGATTTGGTGGATGCCTTGGCGATGGCTGAGCAGATGGACGTATCAATGACCTACGGCGTTCCCAACAGCAATCTGCGCCCGGTCAACAGGATTGCTCAACGAGCCATAACGGACAGATTCGCAAAGGTGGGCGCATGAGGATATTGACTAATGACGGGGACGTTGACGGGGTGGCATTGATCCTGACGGTTGGGGATGAGGAGTTGCAAAAGATCAGCGTTGACCCTCGATACTGTTATGACCGGGACTTTGTGCAGCATTGTTTTTATATGGACGGTAAACACGCGCATATTTTCACGCTGTTCAATAACGGGGATACCAAGCGGATATTGAGGCATTTGAGGGATTTGATAAGGCAGTATGACAGCGTTTCATGGTGGGACCAAGGACACAAGACTTTTAGGATTATGAGGAGGATACGAAATGTCGCACAATTACAACCGTCGTTGTTATGACCCGATAACGGCAAGCGTCATTGCCTTAGGTGTTGCTGGTACTGCCGCCGCTGGTTCGTCTATGTACTCAGCTAACAAAGAAGCTTCTGCCGCCAAGAAAGCCGCTGACGTCCAGCGGGAGATCGGATTAGCGCAGATTCAAGCCCCAATTGATGCGGAGAACGCCGCAGCGGCCTCTGCCAAGGAAAAGCGAAAACTGCTAATGGCCCAGCAGAGCAATACGATATTAACGTCGCCGCTGGGAACGACAGGGAGCGGGGCCAACACGACGCAAAAGACCATCTTAGGGGTTGGGTAATGGATAAGGCAGAAGAAATATTCCTTGGATTAAATTCCGCGAAGTCCGACAGGGCGAACTGGGAAGGGACCTGGGAGGACGCGCTTTATTTCACGTGCCCGAGGAAAAGAGGAATTGCCAGCCGTAAGAGCGATGGGGCAAAGGCCCCGTATGACGTTTATGACACGACGGCGATAGATTCATCGTTGACGCTGGCCGCTGGGTTATCGGGATGGATGACCAATGCGTCACAGAGATGGTTTGAGTTGGCGATTAGAGACAAGGATTTGAACGATAATGCTGAGGTCAAAGGTTATCTTGGACAAGTTCAGGAGATCATGTATTCCTCGCTGGCACAGAGCAATTTCTATCAACAGGCGCATGAGTTGTATTTGGATTTGGCGTTAGGGACAGGCGTTTTCTACAACGAGGATGACGAGCGCGACGACATTAGATTCTTCTGCCGTCACATCCGCGAGATTTACGCCGTTGAGGACGAGCGCGAAGAAGTTCGGATGGTGTACCGGGTATTCGAGTTGACGGCATGGCAAGCCTATTCGATGTTCGGGAAGCAATGCGGCGAGAGTATCCGCAAGTCCGTTGAGGAGGAAAAGAAATATACCAAGCGATTTGAGTTTGTGCATTACGTTGGTCCGCGTCATATCCGCGAGGCTGGTAAGAAAGACTCGATGAATATGCCCTATGAAAGCGTTTGGCTTTCCAAGACAGACAAGAAGATTGTCAAAGAAAGTGGGTACACGCAATTTCCTTTCCAAGTCGTGCGCTTTACCAAGACCAGCACTGAGGTCTACGGCTATGGCCCGTCGATAAATGTTTATCCCGAAATCAAGATGCTCAATGAGATTTGGAAATACGCGATTGAGGCAACGGAATTACAGCTTTACCCTCCCCAACTGGCCGAACATGACTCGTTGGTGAGTACGCTCGATTTGAGTGCGGCGGCGATCAACTATCAGCGGCAACCGTTATCAAACGGCCCCGCCGTGCAAGCACTCAACACTGGCGTGGATATCAAGGCCGGGGAGTGGATTATCGGGAAGTTAGAGCGCAAGATTCAAAAGGCGTACTTTGTTGATTTGTTTCATATTCTACAAGATGAGACACGAAGAACTGCAACGGAAATAATACAGAACGCTCAAGAGAATATGCGCTTGATGGGGCCTGTGATTGGGCGTTTGCAGAACGAGCTTTTAAACCCCGTTATCAATAACCTCTATGACACGCTCATCCGTCGCGGGAAATTGCCTCCGTTGCCGGAAAAGTTGGCGCAGGCTAATTATGACATTGTCTATGTTTCCCCGCTGGCAAAAGCGCAGAGGGCCGCGCAGGCCAATGACACGGTGGCCTTCTTGCAGATTATCGGTCAGATGGCGGCCCTGGTTCCACAGATCATGGACAAGATCAACGCTGACAAGGCCGTTGACTACTTCGCCAAGAGCAAGTCAGTGGACTCTGATTTGATTCTTGACTCTGAACAAGTGGACAAAATCCGCACAGCCAGGGCGCAGGCTCAAGCAAAGGCTGAACAGATGGCCGCGATTATGAGTATGGCAACAGCCGCCAAGGATGGGGCCGGGGCCGCAAAAGGATTCGCAGAGGCGCAGAATGCCGGAAAAGAAAAGCAGTGAAAAGTTAATTGAGCAGATGCGCGAGGATTACGCCTTTGTGTTTGGGAGCGAGGCGGGAAAGCGCGTTCTGGAGGACTTACTTATCGGATGCCACGCGAAGCGCGATTGCTTTGACAATGACCCATACAGACACGCATTTAACGCAGGCAAGCGGTCTGTTGGTTTGCATATAAGTTCAATGATTGAACACTACAATCAAAAACCGAAGGAAGGGAAGGCAAAACGTGGATAATCTTGACCCGCAAGGACAATCAGACCAGCAGGGCGGTGGTACAGCGACACAACCGTGGTATTCGACATTAGGGCCGGATTACGCGAATAATCCGAGCGTGACGAAGTTTAAAGAGGTCGGGGATTTGGTTAGGTCATACACCGAACTTGAGCGCATGATGGGACGGGAAAAGCTGGTTGCGCCCAAGGACGAGAGCGACAAGGCGGCTTTTGATGCCATTTTCAACCGCTTGGGGCGTCCGGCTGAACCGAAGGCTTACGACACTCCAAATCTTGAAATGCCAGAGCCGTTACAGATGCGCCCGGAAGTCTTAGACGCATTCAAGGCCAAGGCTCACGAATTGGGGCTTACCAAAAAGCAATTTGCGGAGGTTTTCGCTTTTTATAACGAAGGTATTTTAAACGGGCACAACCAAAGCCTTGAAGCGCAGAACCAGGCTAAGGCGCAATCCGAGACGGTCTTGCGGAAGGAGCTTGGCGCGGCTTATGAGGCCCGGGTTGATATGGCCAAGAAGATCGTCCAGCAGTATTTCAACGACCCCGAGGCGATGAAAGTCCTGGATGGTCCGCTTGGGAACAATCCAGCTTTTATTCGCGGGTTGATTAAGCTGGGCGAGTCAATGGGCACGGATAAAATTGCCGGGAAGCCTACGATGACAACCTTGACCCCGGTTGAGGCGCAGAAGGAAATCAACGCGATTATGGCCGATACCACACATCCATTAAACAAGGCCTATCAGAACCATTTGGATCCGAACCATAAATTCGCCGTTGACCGCGTTATCTCGTTGACTGAGATGTTGGGAGGTGAAGTATGAGTGATGATATTGAACTCGCCAAGATAAAGGCGTCGATTTATGGAACGATTTGCGCCTATGGCTCAGAGTCGGCCAGGGTGATGGCGTTAGCTAACGCAAGAATAATTTATGAATGGTGTATTGAACACATGAAGCAAGCTGAACCAGCGGATAAGCAAGAAGTCAAGCCCCGCATGGTACGGCCCCGCAAGGCTTGAGGGGAACGGGAAACCGCCCTCGTAAGTAGTGCTGTAGTGCCAGCCCTGTTGAAGGACAACTGGATAGGTCAAATCAGTTTAATTCTTTCAAAATGGAGGGCATTATGGCCACCCCGGACACAATCTACGCAAAGGTTTTCGGAAGCAATTTGTTTCTGAAAGCCCAGCAGGAATCTTCCCGTTTACGCAATACCGTCACCCTCAAACCCGGCGTCACTGGTGAGGAGGTCTATGTTGACCAGCTCAACAGTTTTGAGATGCAGGTTGCCGGAGCGCGTCTACAACAGACCAACCCGTCTTTGGCCTCGTTTGACCGTCGGCGTATTTCTATGGTCAGCTACGAGATTGCCAAGGCTATGGACCCCAAGGACGATCTGCGCACCTTAGCAGACCCCACGTCAACCATTCTTCAGGCCGGGTCAATGGCGGCGGGAAGAATGATTGACGACATCATCATCACCTCGTCCACAGCCACGGCCTACACGGGCAAGGCTGGCGGGACCAGCACAACCTTCCCCACGGCCACCCAGCAAGTTTCCATCGACCACGGCGCGTCGAATACCAACTTCACGCTGGCCAAATGGCTGGAAGCCTTGCGTATTTTAAACGCCAACGACGTGGATCCGAACGAGGAGAAAACCCTTGTTATTGGGTCTAGTCAGTTGGGGGCCTTGCTTAACACGACTGAAATCAAGTCTGCGGATTACAACTCCGTTAAGGCTTTGGTCAACGGTCAAATTGACACTTACCTGGGATGTAAGGTTATTCGTTCCGAGCGTCTCCCGCTTCATACCTCATACACCAAAGCGCGTAAGTGTCTGCTTTACACAAAGTCTGCCATTACGTTGGCTATCGGTCAGGATTATACCAGCCGTATTGATACCCGCGTGGATTTGAGCATGGCAAAGCAGTTGTATTTCGCGATGACCATGGGGGCTTCCCGTATGGAAGAAACCAAGGTTGTGGAAATCGTCTGCAACGAAGCGTAAGAGGAGATTTAACGACGGATGAACCTTAATCAACAAGGAGTTTAATATGGCGACAGTGTACGGAGTCAATAAAACCAAGTTGCGCGACGGTAGCGCAAGCAACATCCTGGATTCGGGGTTAAACCGGGCTCAGGTGAACAGCATCTTCGATTATTACGAGGCGGCGGCTCTTGCGGCCAACACAATGATCGAAGTTGGCGGGAAAATCCCGTATGGAGCCAAGATTCTGGATATTCAGGTCAGCGCGGATGCGTTGGTCGGGACATCCTGCACCTTGGCGGTTGGGGATGCAAGTGACCCTGATCGGTATATCACGGCGTATAGCGCCATTTCCGCTACGGCAAAGAGTTTGATTATAAACGGAGTTGTTGACAGTATCGGTTATTCTGTCGGGACAGCCACCGCTGATGATCAGATCTTTGTTACGACTGCCGGGTCCTCGATTACCGGGACCATTGCTGTCGTGATTACGTATGCAATCTAACCCGTACATGGGAGGGGGTGGGAAAACTGCCCCCTCCCTTAACGGAGGCGCAAATGTCAGTCAGTCAAGTTGCCATCTGTAATCTTGCCCTAACAGCCCTTTCAACAGCAAGAATTTCATCATTAACCGAAGATTCCGAGAACGCCCGTAAATGCAACGCGGTTTTCGAGATGTTGCGGGATGACTTGCTTGAGCGGCATAACTGGAACTTTGCCATGAAGCAGGCCGAGCTTGGGGAACTGGCAGAGACGCCAACGGTTGAAGAATGGACGGTTGTTTTTCAGCTTCCTTCGGATTGTATTCGTGTATGGCGCATGGAGGGTGACGGGAAGTTTGAGAGGTACGGGAACAAAATCTACACCAATGAGCCGACAGCAAAGATCGAGTATGTTTCCCGAGTTGAGGACACGACAATCTACACCCCGGGATTCGTCAAGGCCTTGGCATCTTATATTGCCCGGGAACTGGCTTACGGGATAACTCAATCCTCAACGGTTCAACAGATGATGGCCGAGAATTTCAAAGATTCTTTGCGCGAGGCCAAGCAGAGCGACGGGCAAGAAGGTTCCCCGCGCCAGCCTCGGCCTTACCGATTCCTTAGCGCGAGGGTTTGATGGGTTTAACGACCAGACCTATTGTTAATTTTAGCGGGGGAGAAGCCAGCAAGCGGCTTGGCGGACGCATTGACGCCGTTCAGTATTACTCCGTCGCTAAGAAAATTGAGAATTTCATCGTTACGAACTTCGGAGGGCTATTACGCCGCCCGGGGTTTCGTTTTGTTAATCGGCAGAAAAAGCAAAACAAAAATGCGCGGATGGTTGAGTTTATCTTCTCATCCGATCAGTCCTATGCTTTGGAATTCGGGGATTTATACATTCGATTCTTTACCGACAACGGAAGCATTGTCGAGTCGCCTAAAACAATCTACGGGGCCACGCAAGCCAATCCGGTGGTGATCCTGTCCACGGCGCACAACTTCTCAAATGGTGATTTTGTTGACATTATAAACGTCGCAGGGATGACTCAGCTCAACGGCAAGAGGTATAAAGTTGCAGGCAAAACCACTGACAATTTTTCACTTACCGACGAGGACGATAACAATATAGACGGTACGGCGTTTGGAACCTACACCAACGCAGGAACAGCCGAAAGAGTTTATGAGCTCGTCTCCCCCTACCTAGAGGCCGACCTTCCCGGCCTCCGCTTCGCGCAGGAGGGGGATGTTCTTTATATCGCTCATCCTTCTTATCCTCCTATGAAGCTGTCCAGATATGGCGATGCCAACTGGACACTTGCGGAGGTTGATTTTACCTGGGGGCCGTTCCTTCCCGAGAATCTTACCGCAACAACGCTTACCCCATCGGGAACTACGGGGAGCAACATAACTTTGACAGCTTCAACATCGTTGTTTGAGGCAACGCACGAAGGGTCCTTGTGGAAAATCAAAACCGGGTATGTGCGTTTCAAGACCTACTCCAACGCTACCACGGCAATCGTTGACATAATTGAGGCCTTGGCCGATACAGGCGCAACGGATGAATGGTCGGAGGGGGCTTGGAGCGATAAACGTGGATACCCCAAGGATGTGAAGTTTTTTGAGCGTCGTCTTTTTTTCGTCTCGACTTCTTACAAGCCGCTGAATGTCTGGGGATCTGTACCTGAACAGTACGAGAATTTTCAAGAAGGGTCTGAGGATGACGATTCCATAATTTATAAAATCGGTGCGCCAGAGGCAATAACGTGGATATACCCAACATCTGTTTTAAATCTTGGCACTATGTCAGGCCCCTTTACCATGAGCGCAGACGGTCCTTTGACGCCTACGAATGTCCTTGTTCGTCAACAAAATGAGGATGGAGCTTCGACTGTTCCACCGGTTAGGATTGGAAGTTTTATCTATTACCCGGAACGTAACGGGAAGATATTGGGACAACTTTCCTACGCCATTGCCACCGATTCCTTCGATACCAAAAACATAACATCCCTGTCTGACCACATTCTAGGCGATGGCGTGGCTTACATGGCCTTGCAGAAGTACCCATTCCGGGTGCTTTGGTGTGTGCGCACCGATGGCGTACTTGCCACGATGACTAGGGACATTGAGCAGAACATTACGGGGTGGGCGCGGCAGATTACGGATGGAGAGGTTGAGAGTGTTTGCGTTATTCCTAACGGAGTAGAGGACCAGGTTTGGATTACGGTAAAGCGCACGATTGACGGCGTGGATTATCGCTTTGTTGAGTACCTTGAGGCCTTTGATTTTGGGGACCAGGAGGACGCTTTCTTTTTGGATTCAGGGCTGACCTATGATGGCGCGGCTACGGCCACACTCACAGGCCTTGACCATTTAGAGGGCGAGGTTGTCCAGATCATAACGGACGGCGCCGTCCACCCAGACCGGATTGTTACCAATGGTCAGGTTACGCTGGCTTGGGAGACAAGCAAGGCGCACGTTGGACTGGCCTATGATTCCGAGGCTGAAACCATGGACTTAGAGGGCGGGAGCGCAAGCGGTACTGCCCAGGGACGGCCAAAGCACGTTGGACGCGTAATGGCGCGATTCATTGAGAGCCTTGGCGGTAAAATTGGTGACGGGGTTAATTTTGAGACGATTGTATCAAATAAAAAGTACATGGACGTTGCCCCCGCGCTTGTAACCGGTGATAAAGAAGTCAGCTTCCCAAGTGGTCACGAAAAAAACAAGAGCATTGTTATCAAGCAAACCCAACCTTTGCCCATGCACATTATAGGGATTTTTCCGAGTGTCATGGTAGCTGATTGAGGGGATAGATGGATCCATTGATGATCACTTCGATGATGACCAAGGGACTCGATACCATCGGGGAAATGGTCAACTTGCGGGGCCAGGCGCAGGCCTTGGATTTAAACGCTGGATTGACCGACTTGACCGCACAGGGAGTTATTTCAAGCGGTGATTATTCAGCGCGGAGAATGGCCGAGCAGGGCAAGCGGTTTGTCGCCACTCAACGGGCCAGATATGCGGCCTCGGGGGTTTCGCTGGAAGGAAGCCCATTGAATGTGATTGCCGACACGGAGCGCAATATCAGCCTAGATATCATGGCAACCAAGTTGAACGCCGCGGCCCAGGCGAATGAATTGGGCTTTAAGGCCCTTCAACAGCGGATAGCCGCCGGACAGCTTAGAACCAGAAGCATCCAAGCCCTGAGCCGTGGGCTTCTCGATATCGGCGGGAGTGTCGCCACTTCACAATACGGGAAAAAATAATGCAGATACCCTACTACGAGAGCAACGTTAGCATCAAGCCGATGGACGCTGGTCAGATGGACTCCGGGCTGTTCCAGCAAGGTACTCCGATTAAAGAAGTATCCGACACGCTAAACAACATCAATGAGCAGTTTAAGCGGTTGAGGGATGTGCGCGAAACCACGGCGGCAGAGACGGACTTTAAGCTGAAGTTGAATGACATTGAAACCCGGGCCGCCAATGACCCGGACTTTGACAATGCGGGGAAGTATCAAGGCGAGATCGACCAGGCCATTAGCGAACACTCCGGCAAGATCACGAATCCAGAATACCGCATGAAGGCAGAAGGGGCCTTCCGACTTAACGGGCTTTCCACGCTTGGGAACATCCAGGCGGGACAGAGAAAGCGGCAGATTGAGGCGGCGCAGGATGAGACTTTTCGAGGACTTGGCGTATGGGAAAACGCCTACGTCCATAGCCAGAGTCAAGCGGATAAAGACTTGGCTAAAAATAGCGCATACAGCCTCATTGATGGCGGGGTTAGCGCGGGGGTCATTTCGGCAGAAAAGGCCGCGCAGTTACGCGAACACATAAATAGCCAATGGCCTATTCGTGAAGCAGATTGGGACGCGGAGAATCTTCCGTATGACGTTGTAATGGCAAAGATGGAAAGGGGGGATTATCCTCCCGAACATCGCGCGGCAGTACGTTCTGCGATTAACCGAAAGCGTGATTTTGAGGCTACGGCCCAGAAATACAATCAACAAATCGCTTGGGACCAGAACGAGGCCCAGGCTTTTGATGCGTACCAAGCAGGTCAGTTGACCGCACAGCAAGTCCGGGACGGGAGACTGGAAGGACGATACCGCGCAGGTTGGGCTGATGCCATGGTTAAAAACCTTAACGCCAAGGAAAAGATTTTCGCCGTCACAAGCGAGAATGAAGCCACGAATTTAGCGGTTGAGTTGGGAGACTTGCGCCGGAAGATTAAAAACATGGACGCCTATAACCAAGCTGAGGAAACGGCTAAGTTTGGCGTAAGGATTTTAGAGAGAAATTCGCAAGGGCTGTTGAGCAACGAGGATACAAAAAGGTTTACGGAAACCGTTCAAAAGTTATTCGGCAACGCAGTAACCAGGGCCACCGTCGAGAAAGTAAATAAAGCCCACGATTGGCGCGATCATATCAACAACTTTCTTAATTTCGCGCATGACACTTTCGCCGGAGAAAAGTCAAAAGTCCAGGCTGAGACAGTAAACATGATCCTGGATAGTATATCCAAGGATCAGAGCTTTAGTGAGGGGGCGCAAGAGATTATTGAACGTCTGCAAGTCAGGTTTAACCCGAATAGGACAAAATATCCAGTGGGTTCTATTGTCAACACGCCCAGAGGACCAAGGAAGGTTCTTCAGTATCTTCCCGATGGAGAGCCAGACCTGGAAGAATTGCCCGGAGATAGATAAATGGTCAGAGTCTCTGATGCATTAAACCAGAATCCCGCGTTTGACAAAATCTTTCAGCGCACTCTTGGCTTTGAAGGGGGATATACCGTTGACCATGCTGGCCCCACCAATTACGGGGTTACACAAGGAACTTTTGACGCTTATCGTCGTAAAAACGGAATGCCGATAAAGAGCGTTAAGGAAATAAGTATCGACGAGGCCAAGGACGTTTATCGTCGGGATTATTACGAAGGCCCGGGGTTTTACCAACTCAATGAAGAAGTGGGCGGGGTGCTGTTTGATTACGGGGTAAACGCTGGGCCAAGAGTTGCGGCAAAGGCCTTGCAGAGGGCTGTTGGATCAGTACCTGACGGGGTTATTGGCCCAGTGACTATTGAAGCGGTAAACAAATTCATTAAGAAGAATGGCGAAGGTTCACTTATTGAACAAATTCTTGTTTCACGTGAAAAACACAATCAGAGTCTTATAGACTCCAATCATGAAAAATACGGTAAATTTGCTAAAGGTTGGCAAAACAGAGTCAATAAACTTAGGGCTGAATATGCGACTAAGTGACGCCATGCGCGTTACAACTCATTCCTTGACGACTCCCGAGGTAGTTTCTACCCCGGATTCGTCTATTTCTATGGACGAAAAGCCAAATGCCCCAAGCGCAATAAATCGTTTTCAGGCCGGATTTGAGCGCGGGCTTGGTTCAGGAGGCCAGCTTGTTGGCGAAATGACCATGTACCTTGGCGATTATATCCGCAATGAAGCGGAACATCCACGCCTTGGGATTAAGTCGCCGTTTGCAGATACGGCAAAGACCATAGGTGACAGGATTGTTCAGGCCGGACGCATGATGTACGAGCGCAACAAAGTGGCCCTTGAAAAGCAATATCCGCAACAGGATTTAGGGGCTGGAAAGAAAGACTTTGCCGGGGATTTTGGGCAGGGCGCGGCGTCCTTGGCGGCTTCCATAGGCATGGGGCTGGTGACAGGGCCGGAGAGTGTTGGCGCGGCCTTTGGTGTAGCGCAGAAGGCCAGGACGTTCCGCGAAGCGCGAATGATGGGTAAGAGTTTTTCCGAAGCTGACCGCATAAGCAACCTTTTAGGGTTTGCCGAAGGCGGCCTTGAGTACGTCGGGTTAGATCATTTCATCAAGGCCTCGGGCGGAGTGATTAAAGAAGCGGCCAAGAGATACGTTATTGAAGCAACCCAGGAGTTTAGCCAAAGTTTATCCGAAGGCGTGATTCGTACAGCAAGCGGAATGCAACCTTATAACGGATATGACAGTGCGGTGAATATTCTTACTGATGCAGTTTATTCAGGGGCAATCGGTGGAGTTTTGGGAGCGGCGGCTTCAATCCCTATGACGGCCTACAATCGTTTATCGGTAGAAACCACGCTAAGAAATGCTGGAATAGATAAGGCCACGGCTGAATCAAAAGCCGACTTGATTATGCAGAACGCCATGGATGATGTGGTATCAGAAGTGGAAAACATGATTCCAGGAGAATCCGGCCAGGCCGAAATATTTATCCCAACAGGATCGCAAGCCCAAGACGCGACACAGCGCATATTTAATCGTTTTCAGTCGATAGAGGATACCGTTGCAAGGGCCAAGGCGTTAGGTGCTGACATTAAGCCCGGAGAAGATGCTGGTATGTCGGCAGACCGTTATTTGAGTATTTCTAATCAGGTTGAGAGCGTCTTGCGCGACGGGACTTATCGCATAAATCAAGAGGGGAATGTTGAGATTACCGGGGAAGGTCTTAAACCTATTCTGGATGATTTTAGCAAAGTCTTGCCGGGTTCTGATAAAGACCTCAACCAATATTTGATTGCTCGTAGGACTATTGAAGATTTGCAAAGACCAAAAGGGCAAGGGTCAACGGAAAACATAGCAACCGACAAGCAAGTTATGGAGTCAAAAGTTGCCCTGGCTATGCTTAAGTCCAAGCATGGCGGCCTTGGGGAATTTGAAAATACGGCGCAAAGAATATACGAATTTCAAAAGCGCGTACTTGAAAATTTGGTTGATAGCGGAATGCTTTCACAGGAAAAGTTTCTCAATATTCTGGACAAGAATCAGAATTATATCCCGTTTGACAGAATCATGCCCGACGAGCAACAAAGCGGAGTAACGCCTGTTGCCAAGAAGCCGTTTAGCGGGGTACGCAACCCGGTTAAGAAAATCAAGGGTTCTGATTTAGCCATCCATGACCCTATTGAGAGCATTATTAAGAATACCTACAAGATTATGGATGCGGCCTCCCGCAATCGTGTTTTCCGAGAAATCTATACCCTTAAAGATATTCCCGAGTTAGGTCTTAACGCCAAGAGGCCGGACTTTCGCGCGATTGAGGTTTCGCAAGAAGAATCCGGGGGAGACGCCTTAACAATATTCAGGCCTTCATCGTTTGCTCCCAAGGGGAACATTGTCGAGGGGTTCATCGACGGTAAGCGCAAGTATTTGGAAGTCTCTGAAAATCTCAAGTCCGCAATGATAGGGTTAAATGAAAAGTCCTCTGGGCTGTTTGTGAAATTGCTTTCACAACCAGCAAGTTGGTTGAGAGTCGGCGCGACTATTACGCCTGAGTTTATTCTGCGTAACCCTATCCGCGACCAATGGACCGCGCTTCTGCAAACGCATGTTGGTTTTCGTCCTTTCCTTGACTCTGGTGGTGCGGTGGCTGACATCTTGGGAAAGTCAGATGTTTACAAAGAGTGGATTCGCTCGGGCGGTTCTTACGCTGGTTTTGTAGAGTTGACCCAGCCAGCCTTGGCGCAGAAAGTGGCTGAATTGCGTGGAAATCCAAGCATGTTAAAGAATCTCAATATTCTTCATACCATGCAAGAGATCAGTCAAGTCATGGAACAAGCCACAAGGCTTGGGGTTTACAAGGCGGCTATTCGTAAGGGCATGACCGCGGTTGAAGCGGCCAGACAAAGCAGGGAATCAACGCTTAATTTCGCACGACGGGGAACAGATACGAAAGACATTAACGCCACGATTGCTTTTTTTAACGCCGGGTTGCAAAGCATCAATAAATCATACCTCGTGGTAAAAGATGATCCGGCCGGTTTTACGATGAAGGCTATCGCCACAATAACTATCCCGTCTTTGCTTTTGTATATTCAAAACAGAAACGAAGACGATTATCAAGAAATTCCGCGCTGGCAGAGAGATTTATTCTGGATGTTTAAGGTTGGAGAAAATTGGTATCGCATACCAAAACCGTTTCTTTACGGTCAGGTTTTTGGTTCTCTTCCCGAAAGATTTATGGAATACCTCGACAGTCAGGATAAATCTGCTTTTACCAATCTTGGCGAGTCTCTTTATAACGCGCTGTCTCCCGTAGCTGGTGATCCGATCAGTGGTCTTATGCCAACGGCTGTTCGGCCTTTGATCGAGAACATGACGAATTGGAGCTTTTTTAGAGAGCGTAATATTGTCCCTGAATCAAAGAAAAAGCTGGTTCCCTCAGAGCAATATGGGAAATACGATACCGAAACGTCAAAGCTATTTGGGGCCATTTTAAACGTATCTCCGAGCAAAATTGAGAATCTAGTTTCTGGGTGGCTCGGAGGTTCTGGACGTTATGCGTTACAGGCTGGGGATAAGTTTATGGAATTCAAGAGGCAATTTGAAGGGAATGATCCGAAAATCAATCCACCGACGGAATTAGCAGACATTCCTTTAGTCAAGGGCTTTGCCGCTAGAAGTCCTAAAGGGTATCAATCCGAGAGTGTGCAGAAATTCTATAACGCCATGGAGAAGATTTCAGAATTATCCAATACCTACAAAAAATTTGTCAAGGCCAATGATTCAGTAAAAGCGGCCTCAATAAAGGAGCGCAATCCCGAGATTTCCTTGACCAAAAAAGCTAAGGATGTTGCGAAAAAGATTTCTGATCTAAGTGACAAGATAGACGAGGTTAACTCTAACGCTGGTTTTGACAACGAGAGCAAGCGGGAAATGATCAAAGCGTATCAAGAGAAAATGACCATATTGGCAAAAGATTTTAACGAGCAACTTAAACAGTTCAAACAATAACAGAGGAACGCGGCCATGACAGTATCAAGCACAACGTCAAAAGTAATTTATACAGGAAACGGCTCGGCGTCCGTGTTCGCGTATCCGTTCAAGATATACGAGGACGCTGATCTTGTGGTTACGAAGGTGACAATATCGACGGAAGCTGAAACAGACCTTACACTTACAACGGACTATACGGTATCGGGCGCTGGGGAGGATGGCGGGGGAAACGTCACTCTTGTTGCCGGGGCTTTGTCTGCGTTATACAAGCTGGTTATCCGCCGGGTCCTGGACCTAAAACAGGAAACTGATTACGTCGAGAACGATCCTTTCCCGGCTGAAACCCACGAAGAAGTCGCAGATCGCGTTGTTATGATTGCCCAGCAGTTGCAGGAGCAAGTTGACCGGGCGGTTCTTTCTGGTGTTGCCAGCGAGTCAACAACGTCTTTAATTGACCTGATTGAGGCCGCCACAGCTTCGGCGGCGGATTCTGCGGCTGACGCGGCCACTGCTCAAGCGGCGGCGGAGGTTGCGCAAGCCGGGGCTGAATCGGCTGAAGATACCGCAGTACAGGCGGCCCAAGATGCGGCGGCGTATGCGGCCTCTTTGAGTGCGTTTCCGACATTTAAGGCCAATCGTGGAGCGGTGAACCAGACCATTTCAGATAATGTCTGGACAAAACTCCAAATGAACAACGAGGTGTTTGACAGCAATGGGAATTACGACCCGGTGACTAATTATCGTTTTACGGTTGCTGTTGCCGGAACATATCTGCTCATGGCCCAAGTCTACACGTCTATTATCAACTCGGCTCAAGAGTGGGCAGTGGGCATTTATAAAAATGGGTCGTTATTAGCACAGAGTTCCGAGAGTAAGTCCCAAGAAACGACGACGGTTTATTTTAGTCCTCGAACAAGTATCGTCGATGTTGCAGTGGCTGGTGATTACTACGAGATGTTTGTGTTTCAGACCAACCCTACGGCAACAGCGCGTCAAATCGGGGGGTACGCGGCTGCGAATTTCTTCTGCGGTTCCCGGTTGAACTCTCCTGACGCTCCGATAACATTCCGTAATTTCACTTTTACCGCGACTGCTGGACAAAGTTTGTTTACTCCGACAGAAGCCCCTTCGACGATTGTTATGGCTTTTGTGAACGGGACCCCGTTGAACATTGCGGCCGGAGACGTTTACATTCTCGGTTTGGATATAAAGACGTCTTCAGGATTAGATGCGGGAGATATTTTACACGGAACATATGTTTAACGGAGGAAAGACATGAAAAGAATCATGACACTGTTTCTCATTCTCATAATGGCAACGCCAAGTTGGGGATGGCCTACGCCGGGGGCGAAAGCGAAAGACGTTGCTACGACAACGACAAATTTTGATGGGAACTTGTCGGCCGCGGATAACACTGTCCAAAAGGCCCTCGATACACTGGATGAGTTAACCGCGGGGGGTGGCGGTGGAGGAACGTGGGGTAGTATAACAGGGACGTTAGCCAATCAAACAGATTTACAGTCGGCGATTAACGCTAAAGAGGCGACTGCGAATAAAGGGGCTGCCAGTGGGTACGCCTCTTTGGATTCCAACAGCCTTGTTGTGCAGAATCCGGCGAGTGCGTCCGCCACCCCCGGAGCCAATCAGATCGTAATTTCCGATGGATCAGGGAAGGTGGACGGGTATACGACGTTGGGGGCTTCGATTGACCAGATCACTGAGATTACTACTGCGATCAAGAGTGGGGGGTCCAATGCGGTGAAGGTTGTGACGACCACTGGTACGGCGACCTCCGGCGACCTATTAAACTTTAATGTAAACGGGAACGCAATCGCGTCAGGTATTCAGACTTCCGAAGTTGGAAGGGTGAGTGGATCTTTGACTAGCGGGAATATGATTTGTTCTAATGTGTCTGGGCGGCTGGTAGATTGCGGAGCGGCCCCGCCGGAGGGGGCGTATGGTGACGTTGTTGGATCTGGTTCGTCGGTTAGCGACTTTCTCCCGGCTTATTCCGGGACTTCGGGCAAGGCCATTGTGACCAGTGGGATTTCAGTAAGTGGTGCGAGTAAGGATTCCTTGACAGTTCCCGGAACGGGGACTTTTGGTAATGTAGTGTCTACAAGTACCGATGATACCAAGATCGGGGACGTAACAGGTGGGAATTATTTGGGTGTGACGTACGAAACCGGACAGGCGTATTCCGCAGGAACGGGCGGGATAAATTGGAGCGCCATCAACCCTTTGACCACCGCAGGTGTGAATTGGACTGAGTGGACTGATGATGCCAGCGTAAATTGGATAGCGGTAACAAAGCTGGATACTGGTGGCGGTTCAGCGGAGTGGACAGAAACCACGCCAACGATAGCGGCAGGGGCCGGAGCCGGGAGTTCCCCCACCATCAGCATTGAAGGCAGTGACGGGTCAGGGGTGATTTATCTTTACACCGGGAGTAGTACCACCACCGGGGCCACGATTGCTACGATTACCTTCCAGTCAACATTTACGCATAATCCAGTTGTTGACGGTCCAACACCGATGAATGATAACGCCGCCGCTCTGTCTGCCGGGGCGAAGCCGTATTGGGATTATTCCAGCGGCTCAACAAACACAGCAGTTATGAAATCGAACACGACGGAATTAACAGGAGAGACTGAGTATATCTGGGGTTATCAAACCATCGGACATTAACTAGAAAAGGAGAATGACATGACTAACACTTTCACAAGCGATAATTCTGCCCCTGCTTCCAGGGCTATTTCAGTTGTTCTTGCAACCGCGACTTATAACCGCTCAAGGGGAGTTTACATCGGAACAAGTCAAAGTCTTGATTTCTGTTTCGACGGCTCTAATTGGGTGACTTTTCAAGGATGCGGAGCCGGTTCTATTCTTCCTCTGCAGGTGGTTGGTGCGCGTAAGACATCGGGATCAGCTGCTCCTACGGCTGGGGATGTGGTCTTTCTTTACTAGGGAGGTTTAAATGAAGATTTCCATTTTAGGACTTGATTTAAGTTCATGCAGAACAACTGAAATGCAAAGATTATCGGCGTTAGGATTGACTTGCCTAACTGACACTAGATTCCAAACCCTCAACGCCATCCAAGCCACCGGCACCAAAACCGCCTCCTTCGCCGTGAGTAGAGGGGGAGTAGCGGCGACGTACTTTGACGCCAATGGAGTGATGCAGAGTACGACGACAGACAACGCGGTGCGCTACACCTACGGCTACTACGACGCAACCGGATGGCACGCATATCCGGGTGGTGCGGTGGCGATGTTGGAGGGGCAGGCGAAAAATGAACTGACGCACTCGATAACTTATGAAAACGCCGCATGGGATAAGACCAACGTGACGGCGGCGGATAATAGTGCGGTATCTCCCGACGGGACAAGCAACGCTTCTACCCTGACGGCATCGGCGGATAACGGGACGGTCTTGCTCAATACCGCAGTCACAGCGTCGGCGTATTCTGTTTTCTTGAAACGCAAGACAGGGACAGGCGCAATCTATATCACGGCCAACGGAGGGACAACCTGGACAGCCGTGACGCTTACTTCTTCATGGACTAGACCTTTTGAGTACAAAGTTTCAGCCTCACAGAAATGCGGGATTAAGTTTGCCACGAATGGAGATGCTGTTTACGCCTACATTTCGCAGTTTGAGAATCAGATGTACCCGTCCTCGGCGATATTGACAGCTGGGAGCGCCCTCACCCGCGCCGCCGAGTCGCTAACCTACGTCGCCAACGACGGGAATTTCCCGGCTCCGAGTGGGAATAATTGTTTGAGTTTTGATGGGACGAATGACTATGTTTCTTTAGGCGATATATCCGCAAATTTTGACGGCGGTACGGTTTTTGATGCGACAGTAGATGTTTATTTTCGCAAGATTACGGGAGAATCGGATCTTTTGTCTGATGAAATAAACTACATCATTAGGAGAAGTGGCACATCCATCCAGTTTATAAATAACTTTACTACGGCTAGCTGGAATACTATGACGGCTACCTTTACTGTTGCGGCGAATACGAAATATCGCATTCGGGTTACTTATAACGGGACGGTTAAAAAGATTTATGTTGATAACATCGAGGTGGGCAGTTCGAACATCACGGATACCTTTAGGACGACGACAAACAATACAGTTCTAGGGTATAGGACAACAGGCTCAGATAACTTATTAGATGGGTTCATGTATTATGCTTCGATCACTGGGGCGAGTGGTTTGGTCGCTCAATACACATTTACTGATAACGATGTTGCATCTCCAACCACCCTAGCAGATCAAAGCGGGAACGGACACAACGGCACAATCAGCGGAGCCACCTGGAGCAAAGACACCCACGCCGGGACGGTGGTGCTGGCTTATAGGCCGGTGATGTTGCCGAGTGAACAAAGTGCGAGCTATAAACGGCTATGGAATATTATCAATGACGCGAGCAACGAGCATTACCTTTCCTACGATACCAACGCCAACAACAAAGTGGCCTATAACACCGAGTCCAACGCCAACGCAATCCAAGCCCTGTCTGGCGCATTAAGTGGTTGGACTCGAAACGGTTTACGGGTTCTCGCCGGGACATTCTCGACAACCGCAGACGGAGCCGGGAAAAAGATAAATCTCTACGACAACGCCGGGACTGCGGTGACAAGTGCTACCTATGCTCCTCCTGCCGGTTCTCTACCAGCAACATTCAGCGTTCAACCAACCGCAGGTCAAGCCATGCACTACGTCGGCCTAGCCATCTTCAACCGCGTCCTAACCGCCGCAGAGGTCGCTCAGGTTTACCGTTACTTCGGAGGGACATAACCGTGAACACTTCAACTTATCGTGACGTTATCATCCGAGCCACCCTCACCAAGCGCGAGGTCAAGCCAGCTATCGAGGAAGTGGTGAAGGAGGCTGTACTTGACGCGCAGGGCAATATCAAAACCCCCGCCGAGTACAAGAACGTCGAGCCAGCAGTTTACCAGCTTGAAATCGTCACCCCCTTCGTTCGCTACGTTGAACACGTTTTCATGGACGGGGTTGACGTGACTTACTCCTACCGCACTAACCTGACCCTCGAAGGCCGGGAGGTGGTGGTAATCACATCTGTCATCGACCAGCACCCCACCAGACCCAGCGAGGTCGATAAGGCCTTGGCGTACAAGGACACCATCGCTAAAACATGGGCCGAGGCACAAGCGCACCCGACATTCCAGAAACATTACAAACCCACCAACGCCGACGCTATCAGTGTCACCAAAGAAGATCAGACCGTGGTCAAATACTCAGGCAAAGATGCGGCGCAGTTGTGCAAACCTTACGCGCTATTTTGTGAGTCTATGGCTACGGTTAAGGCAGAGCAGGACGCGGTAGTTGCGAAACAGGCCGCGCTGGTGGCTGCGGCTGAACCAATCGAAGAACCAATCGAGGAGAAAACCCAATGAAGAAAATTCTTTTATCACTTCTGCTAATTTTCGGGTTGTGCGTCCCGTCATCGGCTTTAGCGGCGATTGCAGCTGACGCCACGTCGTCAGGAAATGTTAAGTATTACAGCCCGGCTACCAGCATAACAGTTTCTCATACTGTCGGAGCGGGGTCAGACAGGTTTCTTGTTGTGGGAGTCGGGGATGATAGTGCGGCTACGTGTACCACGGCTACTTATAATGGCACATCAATGACTAAGTCCGGGGATATAAAAGACCTCGCTTATGCTTGTATTTTCTATCTTGCTAACCCTGATTCAGGAACACACGATATCGTTGTTAATTTCTCGGAATCTACAGGAGCTGTTCTTCAGGCGATTAGTTTGACTGGTGTCGCCCAGCAAGCCCCGGATGATTTTGATTCAAATACCGGAAGTGGGTCAACGTCAATTACTCTTACTACTGCGGAAGATAATTCTTGGATTATCGATGTGGTCACAAACGAGAGCCAGACCATAACATTGACTCCCGGAGCTGGGCAAACAGCGTCAACGCCTGACACAGACGACAGCACTATAAACACTTTAAGTTATAAAACGATATCGACAGCCGGATCAGGAAATGTGACTTGGGGTGATGGTGTTGGTTACAATATGGCTACTGTTGCAATAGCTTTATCTCCTTCTGGGGGTGGTGGGAATTGCGACACGGACTGCACTCTTTGCGAAGATTTTCCAACGTGCAAGGCTTCTGCCTCATCGTGCTTCTATTTCGATGGGTCTTGCTCTGAAACTGCCGGGACATTCAAGACGGAGATCAAATAATGCGAAAGTTTCTTGCCGCACTCATTATCGTAATGGCGATGACTTCCCCGGCGCAGGCTTTGACGGATTTCTGCTGGCCCTCCTACGCTCAAACAGCTTGGACGGCAATGAAAAACGCGGGGCATTGGTATTGGAATAAAATCGTAGATAGCAGGCACTCCTTCCAAGGGCCAACAATCTCAGAGGCATATTATGACAAAATGGTTCCCAATCAAACGTCTGCTGATTGGGCTTATAACTGGCTTATACGCTTCTGCGGTCCTGAACCTTATAAGGTTATCGTTGACACTGGAACAGACACGCTCACAGATCTTTATACAAACTTCTCTAAAGATAACCCTATCGCCACCAACGACCAAATTAAATTTTATGCCGGAGAATATCCGACTGGGATAAATAGCTCGACGACATATTATGTTGTCAACGCGGCCAGAAATTATGGCACGGCTTTAAATATCTCCAGCGTTTTCAAGCAACGATCCGATATCCCCAATATTCGCATTACGACCACATCCCCACACGGGCTTTATACTAACGATGAGATTTATGTCCAAAACGTCGGAGGGATGACGCAGATTAACAACCGGCGTTTTGTGGTTGATGTTTTTGATGCAAACACAGTCGAGCTTCGCGCAGAATCTTCTGAATGGCCGGGAGATAATTATGGGGCTTACACCAGCGGGGGGACGATTAAGAAGATAACCGATACTTTCCAAATTTCTCTGACGCAGGGAGGATCCCCGATAGACCTTACTGATATTGGTTCTGGTGTTGGCTGGTATCCGGCATCACAGCCTCTAAATTGGGGGAATAGTTGCGGTGATATGTACCGTGGATATACGACACAATTCGGAATCACGTCACTCACCAACGCATCCCAAGGAGTTATTACGACTGACCGGGCGCATGGGTATGCCAATGGGGAGACGGTTTACATTGATATAAATTCTGGAGGGAATCGCTATCGAGACAATTATCAAGTAAGCGACGCCACCGCCTACACTTTCAAATTCAAATCTTCTGGGAGTTATGTTGATACGACGAGCTGGGGATCATTTTCTGACGGGAATACCAGAAGTGAAGCTGTTCCTTATGGGGACTCTAACGATATACGGGGATACTTCCCTTGGGCAGTAGTAACATTCACTCATTTTTCTCAAAGCGGCAGATGGACTAACTCGCAAACAGATATGATCTACACGATCATAGATGCTCAATGGGACAAATCTTTCCGCCAAGTTGCAGGATATCCGCCCAATGGGGACACTGACAGCCTTTATGCTTTTTATTGGAACACGGCTTTATGGGCCACGGTAAATAATTGGTTAGCTGGAGGCCCGACTTCTCCATCTGCGGGGAAATATCTGGATAAATATAATGAGATTATGGGTTATAGATATGGCGTCGGAGGCGGTTATCTTCCTAATATCAGGGGATTTGGAGGGTTCCCCTTCACGGATACCGCCGCAGGCAGGGGAACTTTACGGGGGATAATACACAAATACGCTTTGAATTCTGCTGGAGGTAATATAAATACAGGTTCAGATTATGGTCAAGAGATCGGACCTTATTTCCAGTATATGAAATGGCTCAAGGATTATTGGGGGACAGATCATTATACGGATTTTACGGATAACGCCAATAATATGTTTCTAGGTATGATCCATGCCATGACACCAGATAAATCGGATATGTTGCACTGGGGTGATACTCAAAATACTGGTGGCATATTTCAGGAGATGTTTAAACTTCGTCCTTTTTTGTCTGGGAGCGTTTTATCAACTTGTAACTGGATGTTGGGTAATGTCTTGTTTGGTTCTGGACAAAGTGGAAGACACCCTGGGGAAACTTTCATGACTCCTTTTCCCGAAATTGATCCCTATGGAAGTCCGTCCTCCTTTGGATTGAGCGGACATACTGCCTTTAATAGTGAATCGCTTCCCGCTCCAACCGAAAGTGGATGGGCGTATTATCATACGGGATGGACTGACTCGGACAGTTTCTATGGGTCTATGGCTCTAGGAAATAACATGGGAGATCATGATCCAGACTCAATGTCTAATATGGGTTTATACCGTAATGGGGAATGGATAATCAGGGAGGTTAGAGAATACAATCAATACTCGAACATGAATACCGTGGATTTATGGGGCGGAGTAAGGTGTATTCTCGGGTGTGAAGTCAGGGGGCAGATTTCTTATGAAGCAAATACGACAAATCACTGGATGCTTCATCAAGGAGTGATTGGTGGGAGGATATCATTAGGGGTTGGAGGAGCAGAACCCGACAACTCTCCGCTTAAAGAATTTACTGACACTCACTTTGCTATGCGGAACGCCGATGGGAGTGACACAGTGATATTCTTCCGGCGCATAGATGCCTTGGATATTAGAAACGCGAGTAATTTGACGGCTTTCCAGAATTATTCCGGTTACAATCTTACCCCCAACGCTGGGAAGCACACTATGAAATTCTGGGGAATCCCTTCGGGAAGTTTGACCAGAACCGGGGATAAGATAACCTGGAGCAGTGGAGGCGGTACAGTTTCTTTATTCAATTTTATCCCAGGAGGGTTTTCTTACGATGCTCTTTCGATTACGGCAAATAATGTTACAAGCTATGGGGTAGCTCTTCATGCAACGAATACTACCGATGGGATGCACTTTTATAAAAATATCCTTCATGTTGGTAGCACTCCGACGATAACAGAAATCTCAGCATCATCAGGGGAGTCAGCCGACGGGGTATTGATTGCGGTGGGGAGTGAGAATAAGGCTGTCATCGGAAACGCCACCCAAGGGACGGCTCCGACGGAGTACACCCGCGCCGCGCTTCGCAACAAGTCTTACTTTAAGACCGGGGCCACGTTTACCATCCCGACGACTGCGGCAACCGAATTGCATATCATCGACATCGATCCTACCCGCGTCTGGTCAGCAACAATCGACGGGGCGACCACCAACCCGATCACGGTTTCATCGGCGGGGGTGTTCTCCGCAACGGTGTCCTCGTATGGAAGCAATCACACGGTCACGCTCACGTCACAGTCAAGTTGCAATGGGTCGGATTGGAGGGCGTGTACAATTTCCAACTGCGCCACTAACGGCTGGTTTTGGTATAACAACACCTGTAACCAAACCGCACTCTGCGACGCCCAGCACTTGACCGGGTGTAACTCATCGACGTGTACGGGTGTGGGGTATTGGTATAACAACGTCTGCAATGCCACCCCGGCCCCAACATGCGACTCTAGCCATTGTTCGCTCTGCACGACCAGTCAAGGGCAATGCGAGGGGGTTGGCTGTAATTGGTGGGAAGATAGCACTTGCCACACCACGGCTGCTCCAACGTGCGATGATGATTGCTCGCTATGCGCCGATGCGACAGAGTGCGGAAATTCGCAGTATCCTTGCTTCTGGTGGAGTAGCACTTGTAACACCACATCCCAACCCAGCTACGAGGACTTGACTTCGTGGAATATCTACGACCCCGGCCAGTATCAGACTGTGACTTTCGCCCAAGCCTCTACGCTAGGGAGTCAGATGCCAGGAAACGCAATATCTTACCTAAACAAAGATTCCGGGACAGATTATTGGACGACGTTCAACCATCAGTTTGATATTAGATCTTCGAACTATAACGGCTATCAAAGCGTCAATCTTGTCCCTTGGTCAGTCAGTAATTCATCTGCGGCAACCTACTCCGGGCTGGCTTCTGGTCAAAACGGAATAGGTCTGCTCTTCAACCCGTGGACAAATATCGTCACGCTGAAAAACTTTATCACCGGGGAATCCGATAACGACGCCGGATCAACCTGGATATGGAACAACTGGCGCTATTATACCGTCGAGAGAACAGACACGACAATCACATGTAAGATTTATAGCTCTGCTGATCGAGGATCCGGTGATCTTCTGGACACATTGACAATACCCTACGACGCAACGGCGTTTCGGTATACAACGGTATCGGCATCGGATGGATCTGCCGATCCAGGGTCCTTTGAAATGGCATCGGTTGCTAACGTCGATATCGGTCAATCTTCCGGTCCAATTGACCCGCCAGCTCCAGAGGGGCCAAGCAGTATCTTTGGAGGGTGTTCTTTAGGGGGAGGACAGTTCTAATGCGCCGCGAGGATCTTATTGTGGCGTGTGAGTGCGGTGATATGCTGGACGTGCAGTCTATCTTGCCGGAGTTTGTGATAATGGAATGCAGAAAATGCAACCTGAAATTTGTCAGTCAGGACGGAAAAGTAAGACCAATAAAATTTCCACAAATGGAGGAATAAGTGGATTGGAAGTCATATGCCAGCATTATCAACGCCTGCTTCGGGGCTGTGGTATTAATTATCGTTAGTTCTACCAGCGGGACTATAAACGAAATTAAACAAGAGCTTTTTCACCATCTGACAAACAGTGATATGCACACCCCCAGATCGGTTATTGAAGATCAGATGAAGACTAAAGCAAGTTCCGAGCAATTCACCATCTACCAGACAATGAGAGACCGGCAATTTTCAGATCTGCGGGAGAGCTTATCGCGCCTAGAAGATAAGATTGACGACATGAGTAAAAAACGCCGATGACAAGAACCCGTCAACAGATTATTGAGGACACGCTGATATGGGTAAAACACGACCTGGAAAGAATGCTTCCGTCGGATATAGAGAAGGTCGGGTATATGACTCAAGACCGCGAGGTAAAAAAGATTCTGCGCGAGAGGATGGGCCACGACCAGGAGTTTCGCAGGAAGTATGCTTTTCCTTGATCCCTGGACCATGGTGGGAGAATGCGAGCGATTGAAATAATATTAAGGGTATTGATTACGCCTATCTATCTGATTTCAGTAATCGGGGCGGTATTCTATCTGGGGGCTGGGGCAATAATTATTTTATGTGAGGACTGGATTAACAAACAACAAAACAGGAGGGAATATGGATAGCAAACCCTGGTACACGTCTAAGACTGTATGGTCCGGGATCGTAACTGCCTTAGTCGCTGCGGCGCAGGCAATCTGTCTTCAATTCGGTATTGATCTTATGGCTAATTCATGGGCGCAGATGGTTCTTGGGATCCTTGGGGCAATTGGTATTTATGGCCGGGTTAGCGCAAACACGGTAATTAAATGAGCGGACTGCTGGCGGCTATTATCGGTGGAATACCTACGATATTGGGGATTATCGCTACAGTCATAGCGTATAAATTCAACCCCAGAAACATTGAGCTTGAGCAAAAAAGGAAAATATATGCGGAGCTCGACGGAATTTATAAAAAGCATGACGAACTCCGATCGGATCGAGATCTGGCTTTGGCGCGGAATGATACTGATGCCCTTACTCGCATTACCGCTGAGCTTATCAGCCTGCGCGTCCGCAAAAACGAACTATTTCTCAGAATCGGACAAAGTTCTGGGGGATGAAGCTGGTAAAGGGGTTTGTTCAAGCACGACCTTTGACTGCGTTCTAATGAGCAAAGGGACTTTTCGCAAAGTGACGGACTTAACTTTTCCAGCGGGGCCGAAGGTATGCACATTACAGTGTCAATAATTCTGACCATTCTTGGGGCAGCCGCGGGCGCCGTGTGCTACCGCCTGGGCGGGGCCGCCGGCTATAACACCAAGTTCCGGGACATTGGCGTCCCGCTAGTTGCCTGTCTGGTGATGTGGTCCTGGGGCTGGGGACATTGGTCTTTGGTGTTGTGCTTTGGATTGCTCTTTGCAAGTTTAACGACGTACTTTAAAAAATCCGGCCATGACGCCCGCTGGTGGAATTGGGCGCTATGTGGGCTGGCCTATGGCGTTTCAGCGCTTCCTATAGCGTGGGCCTTTGACCTCTGGTGGGGGTTTATTTATAGGACGATCTTTCTGGTCGGATCAATTACTGCATGGTCTGAATTTATTGATGACCCAGTTTGGGAGGAATGCGGAAGGGGATTCTTGATTATCGCCAGCATACCTATTTTGATGACAGGATAAGCAAAGGGGAGAGTCCCGCGCTGATGCCAGTCAATCCCGCCGGAGAAGTCCGGCGGGTTTTTTATTTCTTTTGTCTATTGGCGAGTTCTCGCCTATATTCACAACTATTTTAAATTACGAACGTTACAAAATAAATAATTCTGACAAAACCACTGACGAGTCAGAAAGGAGGGGGAAAAATAAGCCCCACCAGGAATCCCCAGCAGGGCTTTTTTACATTTTAGACAATTTATCGGCTAAAGAGTTTTGCTCTCTTGGGATCCAGGTAAAGACCGGGGATTTCAGCTTTTTAACCAGCCTTTTAGCTTTCAAAAAATAAGATTTATATAGCCCGGACTTTGCTTTCCACAATCCGCTTAGTTGACATATTACAAGCTTACTATCCCCAAAGAAAGTTATATTTTGCTCGTTAAGATTATTATCCAGAATATATTTTATTGCGGCTATTACTGCGGCATACTCTGCAACATTATTACTCATCTTCCTACCAGACCCAACGATTCCATTGCTTGAATATATCAATCGATCCTCGTTTTTAATAAAGAATCCATACGTGGCTGTTCCTCCCGGATTTATAGGCCAACAAGCTCCATCAAAGTATATATTTATCATTTATTATATGACAATTAGTTCAAAGCAGGGAAATAGGAAATACTGAGAAGATGGCCCCCCCTTACCCCCCCCAAGTAATAAAGGGATAAAAGAGGATAAAGAAGGATAGTTGCTAGATGACGGGAATTTTTAGCGAGATGGCTTTAAATCTTGCCTATAAAGACGCGTCGTGGGTAGCAATTCCCACCGGGGCTCACAAAGCAGGTATAATGAGGTTTCTACGTCGTGAGTAGCCCCAGCCCGTAAGCGCGGTTGTCAGTTGCGCCCCCTTTTAAAACCGGGCCAGTCAGCCATAGATACAGACTGCGTTGTTTAACGACAAATCATATATATCACAGTAATCGGAGTAACGAAACTATTTTTTTTATTTTCTGTTGACATAAACAAACAAACATAATATACTTTCACCATAAGGAGGTGGGAAAAATGAAAAGATTGGTACTTGAGATGGACGATGAACAGCACCAGGAGTTTAAAGAGAAAGCAGTGAAGTCTGGTCTTTCGATGCGAAAAATTTTGCAAGAACTCATCAAGTCATGGATTAAGAAAGGAAAGTAATGAAATGCATAATCATGGTCATGTATTTTGTGGGGCAGATGCTTCTCTTGGTCGTGACGATATGGGGCGTGTGCATTATGGGAAGTATCTGCGTTGCACGTTAAATCGGGAGTCCGCTGAGCAGGAATGTTTGGAAGGTCTAAAGCGGAGTGTATTGGCTGGGTACGTTGTAATGATAACCATTCTTTTAGCAGTAGGAGGCCTAATTTGGGTTGCTTTCCAATTCTAATCGCTTTTATTTTTATCGTTATACCGTTGTGCGTGGTGATCGAGAAATTAGCGAAGGTCAACGACAATGTCCTCAAGATTAAAAAATACCTCGAAGAAAATATCTTCGACGGGCCGGGAGGTGGGAAATGAAAAAAATAAAGGAAAAGAAGCTCTTCTGTGTTGATTGTAATTCTGAGGCGGAATACATCGACAAGGAAGGTTATAACGAACTGCTTTGTTTAGATTGCGCCGAAGAACGCGCCCTTTCTAGGGCTACTGTCGAAGGTGATTTTGAAATGATCGAAGATCTGGACGCCGATGAGCTTGATGAGTTGATCGAAAAAGAAGGCAAGGAAGAAGGTGAAAAATGATTGAAACCTACGACATGAGCCTAGAGATATCGCGCAAGTGCAAGCTGGACGAGCCGGAGTTTTCAAACGCTGAGAAGGAGCACATTCAGAACTTGTTAATTGAATGGTACGCAACACGGATTACCCGCCTCAATGACGTTGATCTGGCTTGTGAGGCTTTGGATCAGGGAGTGATTCTTTAACGAAAGGAAAATACGATGAGAGAAGAAATAATGGAAGCTACCAAAGCAATAACTTATAACCCAGAAACTGGCGAAATAATAAGAATAGATCGTAAAAATTCTAATGGCTCTATTGATGCATACGGTTATTTGATTATCAAAATAAAAGGAAACCAATGGAAAGCCCATAGATTGGCATGGGCTAAGCATTATAAAACACCGCCACAAAAAAACATTGACCATATTAATGGGATAAAAACAGACAATCGAATATCAAATCTTAGAGATGTTGAGCAGAGAATTAACATACTTAACACCAATAGAAAAATAAATCCTGATACAGGAGTTCGTGGAGTCCATGAAGATAAAAGTACCAAAGGATTGATTGCTATTTATACAACAAGAATAAACAAAAAAACATATAGGTTTAGATCGATTCAAGAAGCACAAAAAATTAGAAAACAATGGGGGTTATCATGAAAGAAATACTTACAAATATTCAAACAAGTCTAGTTGCTCCAAAAAGTCAAATAAACAAATTTGGTAATTATAAGTATCGGTCTTGTGAAGATATTCTGGAGGCTCTAAAACCACTATTAAAAGAGAATAAAGTTTATGTGACATTAAATGATGAAATTATTTCTATCGGAAATAGATTTTATGTTAAGGCAACAGCAACAATTCATGGAGATAACGGAAAATCGGTTAGCGTTACTGCGTATGCTCGGGAAGCAGAAACAAAAAAGGGGAATGATGAATCCCAGATAACCGGGGCCGCTTCGTCCTATGCCCGGAAGTATGCGCTTAATGGATTATTTTGTATCGATGACACAAAAGACGCTGATTCGATAAACGGGAATACTTCTGCCCCTTCTTCAAGCGGGGTTATCAATGAAAAACAGTTACATGAGCTCCGCGATTTGTTGATATCAACAAACGGAAACGAAGCTAAGTTTTGCGCTTGGCTAAAAATCGAAGCCCTCGATAAATTGACGGATAACGATTTTCCCAAGGCTTTGCAGGCCTTGAAGGTAAAGGCCTCGAAATGAGAATCATAAACTGCCAACAGCAAACAGACGAGTGGTATCAGGCCCGTCTGGGAATTCCAACAGCGTCCAGCTTTGACAAAATTATTATGGCGTCGGGGAAAGCATCGACTCAAAGAGAAAAGTATTTGTATAAATTGGCCGGGGAAATATTGTCTGGGAAAACAGAAGAAACTTTCCAAACCCAGGCCATGGCAAGAGGGTGTGAACTCGAACAGGAAGCGAGAGAATTTTATTCCTTCTTTACAAATAATGAAATTTATCAAGTCGGGCTTTGTTTACATGATGAGTTAAACGCCGGGGCTTCTCCCGACGGACTCATTGACAACAATGGATTGGTAGAAATCAAATGCCCGTCAATGAGCGTTCATGTTGAATATTTGGCCGGGGGGAAATTGCCTTCCGCATATTTCCAACAAGTCCAAGGGCAGTTATTCATTACCGGGCGTCAATGGTGTGACTTTATTTCGTACTATCCGGGGATAAAACCTTTTCTTATTCGCGTTGAACCAGACACACAATTTCATGATTTATTGGCCGTGGAACTTTTGATTTTTTGCAATGACCTTGTGAAATTGACGGAAAAATTAAGATGAATAATCTCGACGCTGTTTGTCCAAAATGCGGGTTTGAATACAAAATATCTTTAGACCGTCAGTTAATACGGACAATCCCGCAAAATAAATTGTATTGGGCCGTGTACGTCAAAATAATTTCTGAGCATCTTGGATACTTCCCCGAAGAACTGCACGAAGAATTAAAACTCATGTTCAACCCGCAAGACAGCAAATTAACGCCGGGGGCAAGAGTGGGAGGGTCCACAACGCAGATGAACCGTAGAGAATTTACGGGGTATCTCGAAAAAATAAGAATCTGGGCTAACACACAACTAGGCATTGAATTGCCGGAAAGCGCGGAAAAATGAAAGTCTATAACATTTGTACGAAAAAAACTTATGAAAAGGACGGGGAAACAAAAACGGTTTGGCTTAATGCCGGGACTATGCGCGAAACCGACGACGGGAAAAGATTTATCCAGTTGAACCATATTCCTGACGTGAGTTTTTATGTTTTTGAGCCGAAAGAAAAAAATGACGCTCCTAAAAAACCAGAATTGCAAGCGTGGGATGAATAAGTAACCCCTAAAACCCCATCGGGCGTGGCGTTCTATCGAAAACGCTCGCCACATCGAGAGCTCAACGCCCAAGACAAATACAAGGTAGCAACTGCTGATGATAACCACACAAAACGCATTAGAAACGATTAAAAACAATGGGTATTTTGAGGTAAAAACGCTATGAAAATCACTAAAGTTACGAAAACATATTTTGAAACCGAAGGCGAAAGAGTCTACTTTTTCGAGCCTTTGGATGAGGAAATGACCATCACGGAGTTGCAGGAAATGATGGATGAGAATGAGAAGTTTTTGCTCAAGGAAATCCAAAGAATGAAGAAGGAGATAATCACGGAGCCCTCCGTGATTCCAAAAGATAGGCTAAAGAGCGATACTTGTGAAAAAGGAGAAACACCATGAAATTCACATTTGAAAACCACACCGAGATTGATTTTGAGGACACCACAATCGAGTATCTCAAAGAAAAGATCGCTCACAATATGGCTTATAAAACAGTCCAGCCAAATAAATTTGATAGAAGAAAATATAAATTTATGATTATGAAAATAATCACCATGCGGATGAAGGGTAAATCTTACAAGGAGATTGGCGAGGCAATAGGAAGAAGTTCGGAACGAGTCCGGCAACAAATACACAGATTTTTTAAGAGATTGAGATGGTGCGTAGAACATAACAACCAGCCATACAGATCAACGCAATAAGGAGTATTTATGAACAAGAAACTTGTTTTTGAAGATGATGTTGAAAAGGTTTTTGACTGTGGATGTAGGGAGACAAAATTAGAATCTCCGACGGGAAAAGACAATATTTGTAAGGTTCATGCAGATGATTCTAAAGACAAAAGAA